CATGACGTAGATTGCCTTGATCTGTCTCTTCCATGTATAACACTTCTATGCACTTACCGATTATTAATTCTGGATGATCATGAAAGTCAATGCGTTGTTGGTCACTAAAACCTCCGCCAACATCATTATTTTGTCCTTTAAATTTTACAGTTACACCACCCAATTGACCAGCATACTTACCTTTGCCACCATAGATATTGGTGACCACCAAATCCTCACTAAGCACTTGCTTCATCTTCATCCAGTTATATGACCTCGTCCCTTTGTACTCATAATCCCAAGGCTTTATCACTGCTCCTTCGTGTCCTATATAGCGGCATGTTTGATAAAATTTCATTACCTCTCGTTCATCATTTAATGGCACATGAACTACATTTAACACATTAGGACCAATCAAGTGTAAATCTTCCATCCTCATAAGACGCATGTTAAATCGCTCTTTGATCAATGGTAAATCAAGTAAATTAAATAGAGCATCTGGAGTTGGATTGTCACTTCGAATTAAACCTGAAGATTCTTGGAATGTCTTTCCATGAACTGTCAATTCACCATCAAGTTCTGTTGCAACATCTTTGAGTTGTTCCTTCAGATGATTAAGACCAATATACTCATGGCCGTTGCGAGAATAAAATTTCCCTTTCTTGAACTTGGCACGAACACCATCAATCTTAGGAGAACCAAAACATGGGAACTTTAATCTTTTAGCATCAAACAGTTTAGCTAGCATAACATCATGAGTAGGAATTAATCCAGGAAAAGCTTTATTGATAGACTTCACACCCATACCCATACGTAAGTCCTTATTGAGTATTCTGTGAAATAACAAACTTGATCTAGGAGTCATTTCATGTGTATGTAAATTAACTACTGCCTTAGCATCTTGACCTGAAAGTTCTCTTGTTGATAGTTTTTCAAGAATATTCCATGTTAAATCAGTAAACTGTTCAACACCTGTCCCAATAAGACCTTTGGTTACATAGTACATGGTATAAGGGTCATAAGCTGCTAAAAGATATTCACAAATATTGGTGACCTTTAAAAATTCAATTTTGCTATGCCCAGAGACAGAATTAACTGTTTCAATGGCATTAAATGCTGCATCACTGTTTATCATTTTATTTCCTCCTTTATTACTTTTATAAATGTGTCCACTGTTTCTTTACTGTTGATTACCAGCACGTGATGACCGAGCAGACGAAATGAGTCTATAACTTTTTGTTGTAATGGAGTAGGAAATTTCCCAGACGCTTTGCATTCAACAAAAACTACATTTCCCTTTGGTAAAATACAAATCCTATCTGGGACTGCAGTATTACCAGGCGACACAAATTTGTAAGCTTTACCACCCACCTCTTTTACACGTTTCACAAGGTACATTTCAATGCCTTTTTCTTTCATAGCACCTCCTTTACATTTTGCGGTATCGTTTCTCGATTATTCCTTCTGTTTCCAAAGGAAGACCATCTGCCCATGAAGGCATTTGGCACATTAAACTGCTGACATGGTTTAAACAATCATTGTCTTTGTCTACCTCAAGAAGTACTTCATCATGTACTGACCCAATGATGTCATACCCACATGCGTCTAGGTTTAGTTTCCCTTGAGCCAGGACATCTCTTGATAATGCTTGAACAATATTCTCAACGAATCTTCCAGGAATTATGCTTAACCTTTGCCATTTCTTAGAGTATGGGTTGATACCCATTGCAGATGCTTCTAAGCCATACATTCCTTCTTGAATCTCAGGTTTGTTGTAATAAAGATTCCTACCTGATGGTAAGGTTAATTGTAACCATGGAGTTTTATTCCTATCATGCACTAACTTAAACACACCAAATGGTATACCTGGGTTTGATATAGCATTGATCGCTGCATCTTTACAAGAATACCATAGCTTCACAACTTTTTGATACCTAGCTCTCCAAGCACTCACTGCTTCTTGAGCAACTGCATCAGTGATAGGAGTTCCATATCCTTCCATGTACTTCAGAAAACCTTTCCACCCAAGGCCATAACCACAACCTAACACAAGTTGTTTACCCATATACCGTTGTTGATCATTAACCTCTTCATACGGTATATTAAGTAAGAAGGAAGCCATATCAATGTATTGATCTAAATTATTCCTAAACAAATCTAATGTAAATTCATCCTTAGCAACCCAAGCCAAACCACGGTTTTCTATTCCCTTGTAATCAACCGCACATATTCGTTTTCCTTTGGGAGCGCAGATCATACCTCGAATGATAGACTTAGCAGCGTTGATAGGATTCTCTTCAATGATTGATAGGTCAAAGAACTTCTGTATAATAGGATAGGCATCTTTTACTTTGGACCTCGGTAGATTGTGTAATTGAAATCCTAAACCAGCCCATCTACCTGTTCCAGCACCATAGTACCTTAAGTTATCATGAATTCTTTGCTTGAGTTCTAACTCTTTTATCTTAAGGTATTTTGCTGTAGATGACCTTCCTAATTCCTGACGAAGCTGGAGCACAGTTGTAACATCATCAGGGAGGTCTAACCTCTTTAAAAGTTTTTCTACAGTAGCTGCTTGAAGATCTGGAGTAATAATACCTTTTGATCTTAGCCAATCAACAATTCGTTTGCCTTGAGTAGCTTTTGTTACCTTACCTCCAGTTAACTCAGGTAATAATTCATTTTGATCTTCTTTATAGGCATTGGTAACTGCAAGAATTTGTTTAGCCGCGTTAATATCAATAGGTAAACCACGGTTATTAATCTTAGCAGTTAGTTCCCAGATTTTCTGTTCATTATCTGAGAGTTTTGATGCAGGTAAAGCATTTAACATCTCATACATGGTATCAACATCCTGTTTACAATACGAATGAAACTCCATTAGATCAGTATGAGAGTAATTAAAAGGCGGGGTACATATTAATTTTATGAGGGCTTTACCACGGGGATTCTTCTTAACCTTTAACTTAAGATCTTCACCAGCTTGAGCTAATGATTGATGATATGTGAAACGACCGCACAGTGCCATAACATCAATCCACCAAGATGCATTGGTCTCAGGAAAACCATACTTAAACCCAAGAGTATTCCAAACATCCATGTCAAATTGTGCATTAAAAGCATAAAATTGATTACGACCACCAAAAGGTGGGAGTGGATCACCTGGAACCCATATTTGAGTTGGTTGATCATCAATCTTATATGCTAAGCAGATTATATCTGCCAGCTTACCAGCGAGGTATTTCTTTCTACCATGCTTTTTCAGATCAACCTCGCTACGAGTTTCGAAGTCTATTCCAATTAGGCTCATTAGCACCTCCTTTGAATTAGAGGACTGGCACTTAGTGGACTGTTCAGTTTCCAAAGCGCCAGTCCTCCGGCTCCCCCATTGGAGCCAAGTTTATTCTAAGTCACCTTGAGGAGCTTCATCAGTGTTCTCGCCAGTATAGGAACTAAAAGCATCTTCTGCTTTTTGTCTCCCATCCAGTCGTTCACCTTCGCTGACCATCATGAGATTGTTGAGGCCAACTCCTACGCCGCGGTTACCTGCCTGGTTATACGGGAAGAAGTTAACATCTGCTCTTCCATAACATCCAGAATAAAAATCATCGGGGTCAAAGATTGGAACAGGGGCGGAATCCTTTTGAGCCTTAACTACACCAGGTTTGTTCTTTGATGTAGCATTGATGAAAAAGCATCCTTTGTACTCAGGACCACGATTGCCTGATTCAAATTCTGCATCGCCATCACGGATTGGCAGTCTAAGACTTTTCACCTGAGCCTGAGTGAATTTGTTGTTGTCAATGCCCTTTTGAACGGCCGCATTGATTGCTGAATGAATTGCCTTAATACCTTCTACATCTTCTTTGGGAATGAGCAATGATGCAGAGAATTTAAGGTCTCCTGATGGAGTGGCTTTTGCCTCGAATGCGTTTAGGTAGGAAAATCTTACTACTGTAGTTATCATGTGTTTGTCTCCTATTCATTTTGCAGTGTTTCAGCGATTTTGCTTTTGACATATTGTCTAAGCCCATTGACAGATTTGTTCACTTCTTCCAGTAAAACAGCATCGTCTTCGATGTCTTTCTCAATAGCAACATCCAAACGAATGCTTTCATATGGCGCACTTTGCACAGTACGGCCATAAGAAATTCTTACTCTTCTATCAGCCATTTGCATCACCTCCTTTCTTCAGGTTTATTGTT